AGCCAAGGCACTTGAGGCGTCGGCCTGCATCGCCTGTTTGCGCGCTTCGGCCTCGGCGCGTAGCCGGATGCGCTCGGCTGCCGACGCCTCAAGTGCCTTGGCTTGCTCTTCCGCGCGAATCCGCTCGCGCTCGGCCTGGGCGATGCGCTCTGCTTCGGCGCGCGCCTTGGCTTCTTCCTCGCGGCGGATCTTCTCGCGCTCGGCCTCCAGGCGCTTCGCCTCGGCGTCAGCGCGCTGCTGCTTGCGCATCGCGTAGAGCGCGGCGAAGTCGTCCGGCGCCTTCGTGCAGACCTGGGCAAAGTCGGGCATCAGGCTCATGTTCTCGACCGTCTTGCGGTTGGCGTCGATGCGGTCGGCGATGGCGTTGGCTTCGATCTTGGCGTTTGCGAGCGCGGTCGACACCTTGTCGCGCATGCTGTCCAGACTCTTGAGTCCCTTGATGGCGTCGGCGAAGTACGACACGCCCACGGCGGGAATCCACTCACCGCCGACGCGCCGGCACAGGGCGGACCAGTGATCGGCGAACGCCTTGCGCGCCTCGGAGACGATCTCCGCCTTCCGGTTCTCCTTCTCCGACTTCACCATCTTGTCGAGCGTGAGGCGCTTCTGCCGCGCCTCTTCCTTGATCGCGTCGATCGTGCGGAACAGTTCGTCGATGCTGGTGGTTTGCGACAGCGCGTGCTGCTTGGCGGCATCCAGCCGGTCCTCGACTTCCTTGCACCACTTGACCGTCTTCTCGGCGTCGGCGAAGTCGGCATCGGTCTGGAGGTCGGTCTTGATGCCGCCGAACACCGCTAGGGCGTGCTCGCGGAAGGCTGCAAGGTTGCTTGCCGTCACCGTGCCGGTGACTTCGATCCGCAGCGCGGGCAGGGCTTCGGGCGCAACGCCTACCGGCTTCACGGTCTCGGACTCGGGCACATAGGCGGCCACGTCCTCGGCGAACTGCGCCCAGCCCGCGACGATGCGCTCGCGCAGCGCCGGGTTCGACTCGTACCACACGCCGCACGTGTTCTCCGGCGTGCCGTCGCTGGTCGTGAAGTAGATGCGATCAGCGCCCGACACCATCAACTGCTGTTCCATCTGGACGGTGTAGTGCTCGTCCAGCGTGCCGGCCTCGACCGCGGCGCGCAGATCCTGGTTCAGCAGCTTGGTTTCCCAGCCCACATCGCCCATCATCGTCAGACCGTCCATCGAGGCCAGCAGCGGCAGGCCGTTGACGTCAGCGGTCATCGTGATCGGGTAGAGGTCATCTCCGAGATGGCTTTCCACGATCGGGCGCGCTGCGGCTTCTGCCTCGTGCCCGGCGTCGAAGCGGCGCTGAGTGCCGGCGTCGACCTCTTCGGCCAGGCCGGTCGCTTTGCGCTTGATGAGGTCGGCGCGCGTCTGGTCCTTCGACACGCCGAGCATCGCGCTCGCCTCAGAGGCGGTGTAGTGCTTGGCGCGCAGGGTATGCCACGCCTCGGAGCCCTGTGCGCAGTCGTGCGTGACACGGTTGGTGATGGTGATGTTCATTGTCCTGCCTCCGTGCTTTCGTAGTCTTCAATCCAGCCGTCGTCATCGGCCTGGGCTTTCTGCTCGGGCGCGTCGATGATTTCGGGGTGCGTTTCCTGCTTGGGTTGCGCTGCGGCGCGAATCGCGGCTTTTTGAGCGTCGGACAGCGCGCCCTTGGTGCTGACGATCGCAATGATCTGGTCGGCCGTCTTTGCGCCGGACTGCATCAGCGCGGACCACTTGGGCAGGTTGTCGGCGAAGGCCGATTGCGAGTAGTCGGGCAGGGCAGCGGGTGCCGCGGCTTGTGCCGGGCGGCTGCTGACGACCTCGGCGGCACCCATGTCCTTCTCGACAATGCGCTCGGCTTCGTCCTGGTCGAAGATGCCGCCATACCCAAAAGCCATCCGAGCGCACTGGATCATTGCTTTGTGCCGCAAGAATCGTTTCGGGTGTGTCTGCCAGGGGCCGGTAACAAGCCCGAATTTGCCCTTGAATGGCTCGCGGTACACTTCGTCCAGGTACTCACGAATGATGACCGGGCGAGTCCGATCTTTCCGGTACATCGCACACTCAATCCATGCTGGCGCGTCGCTATTTGCGCCCGGCATCCTCACCATCTCGTCGGACTGCGCGAAGTCCATGCCGTCAAATTGAGGGTTGTCGTTGATGATGCGCGCCCAGCCGTCCACGCCAACAACAGGCACAATCCCGTTGTTCTTGTCAGGAAAGGCGTAAATTTCTTTCGTCCAAGGGTTCAAGCCGTACTGATTTGCCACAACCATCAGCGCGGTCATTTGCGCATCAGTGACCTCACCCTTGAATGCCGTGGCTTTCAAAGTTGCGATCAGGCTGCTGCCGTCGTCACCCATGTCCAGCTTTGCCGCTAACTTGCTGGTCAGCGTCGTCAGTGCAGTGCTCATTTCAATCTCTCCAGCCATCGATCAAATGCGATCCGGCTTTCGCCGTTTCGCTTCCTGTATTCCGGGTGCGCCGCTTCAAACTGTCGACGCTTCCAGTCCACCCACTCGGTCAGCGTCATGTGCAGGCCGTCGGTTCGGCGGTCATAGGCCGCCTTCCGCGTGATGTGCGGCGGCAGGACGGTGGCGTTGCGCTGGACCGTCATGAAAGCCACCACGGCGCGGTTGCGAGAGCAGCGACGAGGCCGACGAAGGCGAGCGTTCCAATCACCGCGTCGCGCAGCTCGACCCGCTCGCGCCGGTCGGCGACGAACGGGATGCGCCGTTTCTTGCGCGGCGTCTCGCGCGGGAAACGAAAGTGGTCCGGGTTAGCGCGCTCGATGCGCTGCAACTGGCGTTCGCGCTTGAGCTTCATTTGCTCACTGAGGGTCTGGCTCATGACTCGTTGTCCTTGTCCTGCCGGTTGATCCGAAAGAGGCGCGCGACCAGGAACCCGGCCCCGAGCCACACGACAAACACCACGCCGAGCAGCGCTACGCCGTTCATGCGAATGCCCGCCGAAACTCTGCGCGGTCGGCCGCGCGATCTTCTTCGTGCCGGCGGCGCTCCTCGCGCTGCCGGCGCTCAAGCGCCGGCTCGGCCTCGCGCTCTGCCAGCTCGGCGAGCACGCGCCGGACTGCCTTGTCGGTCGCCTGGAAGTGAGCGACCGGATCGCCGCTGCAGTACGCCGCCGTGATCGCGTCGTATTCGTCGTCCGACAGGCACATGCCGGCTTCGCCAGCCCTGTACGTATCCGTAGCCCACTGATCGACCAGGCTTTGCGCCATCGCTTCCAGGGCGATCGCGTGAAGGTCGGGGTCGTGCTGTTCGGTGCGGTGCATGTCAGTCCCTCGCATATCCCATTGAGAAGAAAACCCGGGCGCGGTCTTCGCGGAGTCGCCCGGTAATCCAGCCGCGTCTGGCGCTTCTCTCAGGGGAGGTAATCGGTGTCAGCCCTGCGCCCGGACGAACTCGCCGTCATCGGTGACTCGGTAATCGGCGTTCGGCTCGATTCCGCCCTCGCCGACGTAGGCCACGGCGATGCGGTAACGCGCTCCGTCGTGATAGGTCAGGGCGATTGCACCGCCGGCACCGGCTCGCGCAGTTGATCCAGGCGATGCAGCCATGCAGACGCTGCAGTCGCCCGAGGCGGCGAGCTGGCTGTCCTCGCCCGAGGCGGCGAGCTTGCTGTAGTCGCCCGAGGCGGCGAGCTTGCTGTAGTCGCCCGAGGCGGCGAGCTTGCTGCAGTCGCCCGAGGCGGCGAGCTGGCTGTCCTCGCCCGAGGCGGCGAGCTTGCTGTAGTCGCCCGAGGCGGCGAGCTTGCTGTAGTCGCCCGAGGCGGCGAGCTTGCTGTAGTCGCCCGAGGCGGCGAGCTTGCTGCAGTCGCCCGAGGCGGCGAGCTGGCTGTCCTCGCCCGAGGCGGCGAGCTTGCTGTAGTCGCCCGAGGCGGCGAGCTTGCTGTAGTCGCCCGAGGCGGCGAGCTTGCTGCAGTCGCCCGAGGCGGCGAGCTTGCTGCGGTAGCCCGAGGCGGCGAGCTGGCTGTCCTCGCCCGAGGCGGCGAGCTTGCTGTGGTCGCCCGAGGCGGCGAGCTGGCTGCAGTCGCCCGAGGCGGCGAGCTTGCTGCGGTAGCCCGAGGCGGCGAGCTGGCTGTCCTCGCCCGAGGCGGCGAGCTTGCTGTAGTCGCCCGAGGCGGCCACCACTGACTTGAGCGCAAAAGCATCCTTGCACAGCCCCATCAGGTACGCGACGCCATCGCTGATGATCTGCGGCAGCGCGATCTCCGCGCTGATCGTGATGCGCGCGGCGGCGATCTTGGAGTCGTCATCGTGACGGCTGACGTCGCCGCCCATCTCGACCACCGCATACCGGCTATCTAGCGGGTAGTAGTTCCACACGTCGAGCGGGTTTTCACAGGCGTGAAAGCCGCTTTCGCAAGCCTTGACCTGCCCGTCGTGCTCGTAGGTCTGACCGACCTCGAACTGGAATCCGCGGCACTGCAGGTTCTTGTCGAACGCCTTGTAGGCGCGGATCGGCCCTACGGTGGTGGTGGTTTCGGTCGGCGCCTGTGGGGCGTCGTGCTGTTCGGCTTGCGTCATCGTGGTCTCCCTTCGCGGTAGTGCGTTGGGATGGATATTGATACGTTCGCGCATCACTGTCAATACGCAAACGCATTTTTTATGCGACACTTCTCCTGCCCGCTCATCCGAGCGGGATCAATCCATAGGAGATGTCACATGAAGCAAAACGAAGATGCGGCGCCGAGCATCCTGGATGACGTTTGGCGTGACGCCATGCGTTACCGCTACGTTCGCGTTGCGGACGGGGTGAGGATCAGCCACGAGGCCGCGCGCGACCCTGCGGCCTACGACGAGGCGATTGACCGCGCCATGCGCGAGCGGGGCTGCGGGGGCTTGCCCAAGCCGAAGGGGATCAGCCGAGACCCTACGCAGGCTGTTCTTGATGTGCTCGCAGAGCGCCGCCGGCAGATCGAGGCCGAAGGCTGGACGCCGGAGCATGACGACGAGCACGTAGCCGGCGAGCTCGCTACTGCAGGAGCAAGCTATGCGCTTGTCGCAGTCGGGTATGGCCTCCTCGCTTTGAGGGCTTGGCCGTGGCCAGCGGGGCTGAAACCGACCACTCCGCGCCGCGACTTGGTGAAGGCTGGCGCCCTGATCCTCGCCGAGATCGAGCGGCTGGACCGGATGGCCGCACTGCAGGAGGGCGCGTGATGAACATCGTGACCCGCGCCCAGCGCCGCCAGCTCGAGCGCGAGAACGCGAGGCGCCCGGCCGTACTCACTGAGGTGCCGCCATCGCAGTGGCCCGACGGGGGCCGGCAGCCGGATCGCGTGCGTGTCTGGGTGTCGCGCGACTACCTGGTGCAGGAGTTCGCCTGCGCTGATCCGCTGGTGAATGCGCGGCTGAGTATCTGCCGGACGAGTCACAACGGGGAACGATGGGACGATGGCGTGTCGTGGGAGGAGCTGATGCGCATCAAGCGCGAGATCGGCTACGGCTCGCGCGATGCAGTCGAGATCTACCCGGCGGATGCCGACGTGGTGAACGTGGCGAACATGCGGCACCTGTGGCTGGTGGCTGGCGAGCTGGCGTTCAAGTGGAAGAGTCGGTGACGTTGAGATTTAGGGGCAGCGCATCACGCCGCCGATCATCTGGCACGACGGGCCGCCCGTGGTCGGGAAGTAGGTGTTGCCCGCGCCGCGGGTGTAGCGCCCGCCGAGGTTGTCCCAGCAGCCTCCTGCGTCGCAATGACGGCGTATGAGGCCGGGCAAACACGGGAACGTATTGACGAGGATACGATCGCGTATCACAATGAGGCATGGACATTAAATCCTCCCTCCAAGAGATTTCCGCGACAGGCATGAGCGACGCGGAAATCGGCGCAGTCATCGGCGCGCCTCAGTCGATCGTTACGCGACTTCGTAACGGCGTTCACAAGACAACCTCCTGGGAGCGCGGGCAAGCAATCGTCGCGCTCGCGGAGAGGCTGCGGAAAGCGTCTCCGGCCGAGCCATCCAGCCAGGAGGCCGCGTGATGCCCGATGACGGCCTCCACTTTTCCCGATCCGGCACGTCGCACTTCGGGAAGCTGACAGCCGAGGTCAAGACGCGCCTGTCGGAGGACGAAAAAGCCGACCTGATGCGCGCCTCGCACCTCGTGGGCATGTCGGAGAGCGAGTTCGTGCGCGAGATCATCAGGATTCGCCTCTACGGCCTGGAGCATGTGCAGAGGATAGCCGCTGAGCGCCTGGAGGCTGTGGCCGGAAAAGGGGCACGGCAGGGACTGCAAGGGGGCGGCGATGGGCTTCCCCGATGACTACCGGCTGCCAGAGCAGCACCGCGAGGCGGTTCACCTACTGGGAAACGCCGTTTGCCCGCCGGTGGCAGCAGACCTGATTCAGGCTATCCGGGAGGCAGCGTAATGGCTGAGTCTTGGGTTCGCCTGTGGGCGGGCATGACCACTGACCCGAAGTGGCAGACGATCGCTCGCAAGTCCGGGCAGCCGCGCGCGCTGGTCATCGCGCTTTTCACGCATCTGATGCTCGAGGCCAACGAGGCCGAAGATCGCGGGCGCTTGGACGAGCTGAACGTCGAGGACGCAGCCTCTGCGCTGGACTGCGACGAGGAGGCCGTCGAAGCGATCCTCGCAGCGATGCAGGGCCGTGTGATTGAAGGCGGCGCGCTTTCGGGCTGGGACAAGCGGCAGCCCAAGCGTGAGGACGGGGGCAACCCGGCGTCGGGCGCGAAGTCTGCCGCCGAGCGCAAGCGCGAACAGCGAGCACGTGAAGCCGCTGAACAAGCCGATGCGTCACGCGATGTCACGCCGTGTCACGACAAGTCACGCGATGTCACGCCGTGTCACGCACCAGAAGCAGAAGCAGAAGCAGAAGCAGAAGCAGAAGCAGAAGCAGAAGCAGAGGAAAAGCGTAGCGCGCCACCTGCCGGCGATCCGCCGACCGTGAACCTCTGCAGACGCCGTCGCCAGGAGTCGGGCATTGCCGACGCTGCCCCGCACCAGCTCGACGACGACACCTGGGGCGCCATCCTTGCCAAGCGCACCGACGAGGAGATCGTCGAGTTCGCCAAGGCCAAGGTCGAAGCGCGCCAGGGGCAAAGGACCGGGCTGCGCTACCTCGCCCCGGGGTTGATCGACGACCCCAAGCCGATCCTGCCGAACGCTCGTGCCTCCCCGACGCTGGCCGACCGCAATCGACAGGCGGCCGATGAGGCCAAGCGACTGATCTTCGGCGAGGGGTGAAGCCATGCAGCAAAGCGAATTCGATGCGTTCTCCGAGATGCTTCAGGCGGTGGCCGAGTACTGCGGCAAGCCGCTGTCGCCGGGGGTGATCGCGATCTACTGGCAGGGGCTGAAGGATCTCGATCTGCCGGCTGTTCGCCATGCGCTGAACGCCCACGTCCAGAACCCGGACACCGGCCAGTTCATGCCGAAGATCGCCGACGTGCGCCGCATGCTCGGCGGCACGACGCAGGACTCGGCGCTGCGCGCCTGGGCAAAGGTCGACAAGGGGGTGCGCCACGTCGGCCCCTACGCCAGCGTGGCGTTCGACGACGCGCTGATCCACCGCGTGCTGCACGACATGGGCGGATGGGTAGGCCTGGCGTCCAAGACCGAGGACGAGTGGCCGTTCGTGGCCAAGGAGTTCGAGAACCGCTATCGCGGCTACGCCATGCGCAACGAGAGGCCCGAGTATCCGCCGGTCCTGACCGGCATCGCCGAGGCGGAAAACGTGCGGCGCGGTCTGCGCTCCGATCCGCCGCGACTGATCGGCGACGCGAGCAAAGCCGAGGCGGTGATGCAGGGCGGCACGAGCCGGCCGCTGATCGGGTTCGCCACGGCGGGAGCGGCTGCCGTCGAGGCCTCGCAGCCGTTGCGCGTGATCGACGGCAGGAGCGCGGCATGAGCGCGGCCCAACAAGTCGGCGCGCTGGCGGTGCGGATGAAGCGTGCGGAGGAAGGCGCCGCCTGGGCAAAGATCCCGCCGCCGGGCGGCGCCCGCGGCTCTCGCTGGGAGGCCGCCATCCTTGAGCTCGCCGAGGCCGGCGAACCGCGCTTCGTGAAGATCCTCGCCGAGCACGTTGCGAGCGGGGTGATCGTGTCGCCGCGCGCATCAGCCGCATTGGAGCCCGGCAATGCTACTGCCTGACATTCCGAGAGGACCGACATGGACCCCCGAGCACCGGCAAACCTGCCTCGCCCGGCACGTAGCGCGCCTTCCGCGGATCGACCGAATGCGCTTCTTCGAGGCCTGGGAGCGCCGGCACGGCCGAGCGTCGGCGGCAAAGCTGAACGAGGCGGCCAAGGCAGCCTATCGCCTGCTGTCGAGTGGTTCGAGGAGCGCGCGGCCGCGATCGAGTTCGAGGGCGGTGAGCGCCGGATTCACGCGGAGTCGATGGCACTGCGCGAGGTGGCCGAGCACCTGGGCAAAGCAGCTGGGCGCGAGGCGTATGACCACATGAACGCGCGGAGGGCCGCAGCATGAGCCTCAACTACTTCGCCGACGAGGCTGCCTTCCGCGAGCAGACCGACCGGCAGGCGCGGATGGCCGGCGTGACCGGCCCGTCGTTCCGCTGCGGGGAGTGCGGCCGGGTGTGTCGCACGCTCGGGCGGAAAAAGACCGCGGCTGGCTGGCGGTGCGCTGCGTGCAATCAGGCGCGGGAGCAGCGCAGAGCAGGGAAGGAGGCGGCGTGATGCTCCA